AGACGCGTGTTTTTTTCTTTTTTTTTTCCTTAAAGTAAACCCGTAGGAAACCTTTAACAAGTATGTGGGATCTCACCCCAAAATAAGATATTAATTATCTACCCACGAACCTAGGGTCCTGTGCAAATAACATATTATACTTCTCCTCATCCATGGCACATGTACCAATGGCTTCGACAAGTCTCTGACACATATCCAAAGATACGTCGTAACGTTCCTTTATTGCATATGCCTGCAATTCCACCGCCTCTTGATCGTTATAATTGTAACACAAGTCATTAAGCGACACCCAATTCTCATGCAACACGTCACCATCTGTTCTGACGCATGCACTCAATTTCGCTGCACGCTTATGAGCATCTGCCATTATAACTACCTCATCGTCAATCTCCAAGTACCAACTCGAACAGCAATAACCATACCGTTGCATACCACACTTTGCCGACAAATTAAAGAGTCCACTTAGAATAGCCGTAGCATTTCCTTCATGTTTCATCTTCAACAATCGTATCAATGAATCATCACCTAAGAAAACGCAATAAACGTAATCTTCTGGCAATAAATCGTATGCATATGCGACAGTAGCCATATTCACTAACGTATTACCGAATGATGTAGTGGCTGTGCCAGACTTCCGTTGCATAGACACCCAGAACCGTAGTCCTGCAGCTGCCGATCTCACCTCTCCAGCCACATTGCTCTCTAGCCAATATGCCAATAAATCGGGCGGTATCCCTGCATCAGCAGAAAACTTACCTTCCAATTCCAGGCACTCAGCCATTTGCGACTTGTCATATTTACTGAAGTCATTCTCTATATTATTACGATCACCCGTAATAATCTGTTTGCCTTGCGCCCGAGCCCTACGCAATGCCCTCGTAGCACGCCGCTGTATAGCTGGATTATCCTTACGGACATTCATGATGACCTCATCCCGCAATAGCGACTCCATGCGCTTCGATGCTTCAATGAACAACGGACTATAAAGCGCATTTATTTGCTTCTGATGATAAATTATCACCTGTACGGGAGTATATGCTGCAGACGCCGAACCGTCGATCTTCGGCTTTGCATCTGACTTCACCATCATATTATAAATGTCTGCCACGGCAGAATCATCATTAATATCACAATTTATCAGCGCCTTCAAGGTGCTCGCCGAAGCAGACCTTATCCATTCATTCTGAGTGTCATAACTAGGAGTCAAAGGCTCTGCCCTAAACCTAGCTATCCTCTCATAAGCATCAGGTACCGCATAAGCCCTATAAAAGGCCGTACGAGCCAAATCAGCCACCCGTAGAGGATCGTTCTCCGCGGACAACATAGGAGCGTCAAAGTTCCTAGCTGCCACTGAAAACAATGTCTCACGCAATGTCTGCTGACGTGGTGCACCTACCGGACCCCGTAATGACGAC